ATATCGCAAGTCGGCATCCATGGATACGGATACAGATATGGAATTTCAAATTCTACTTCCGTTGGTCCCCTCACCGTTACAATTCTTGAAGGGCAATTGTTCACCGGAGTCGTTACGTCAATTGAAGTGTCCCACGTTAATAAAATCGCGATTCGGGATGTTACTAAAGGTGATCCTGTAAAAACTATTTTCACTTTTATCCCTCCTCTCCACCATAGATACATTTGGCTGAGATATGCACAGTACGTGCTATTCATCAGACCTCCTAAATCTAGGTCCAAACGAGCTGCTACTCCAAAGGAATCTGCTGAACTAGAAAACACTTCTGCTCTCGTCAAAGATGGTATTCTTATCAAATCATTCACACTCACATCGGCTAATTGTGCGCCGAACATTGCACTTTTAGGTGCATATTTCTGAGTTTTTGTTGAAAGATAAGGACTATCTGGGACAAAATTTATTGTGTTCCATGGTCCATACAACTCCTGTTTCACTGCAGTGGGTTTTTGCGACATCTCTGTTTCAGTGGTCGAGTCTCCAGCAGTTACCTGTGGGGTAGATTGTACATCTCCCAAGGCTCCCGCTGCCGAAGTTACTGACCACAACATTGACGCTGCTCCTGCCATTGCAGAAAGTCCTCGCATCTTTGCTCCCATTCTATGCCTCGTCGCTGCCTGTCCCAGACCATCCATTGCTCGCGCAAACGGGTGATCAGACTGGGCTACGAATCCGGCTAATCTTGGGTTAACAAATCTAGCATAGACTTGATAAGGAACTGACACTGATCCGCCAGCTACTTCTCCTAAGTATCCTATTGTCCACAACACGACGGTGCTCAGAGTGTGATCAGGGAATGAACCCCCATCCACCCTCTGCAACCAATCTTGCGTGTGGTAATATGGTACCTGATAAATCATTTCAGTGCTCTCGGATAAATGCATGTACTGCATGTTCATCTGAGACAACTGTTGTAAATTTCCCCCAAGTTGCAGGGGATCAGGTGACCCATAAGGATGCCAGGAAAGTGCAACTATTCCGAATGTTTGAGGGTCGGCCGTTATAACTATCCTCAGTTCTATTCCATCATATCTAAAATATCTATATAATGAAAGAACCGAAGGTGGCATTTTGGCTAACAACAAACTAAAAGCGTTATGCTTGTTCTGTGTTCCAATTCCTATGTTTGCTGTCGCGAGAAGGTACTCTCTTGACAGTAGTTCAACCGGCGTCTGGTTCTTGTAAGGGTCCAGCACCGACGGTTTATATTGTCGAATATTCGATTCGACTCGATTCTCCTCTAACTCAAACTCAATTAAATTGGTCTGGTCGAGGTCGCTCTCTTGCAGAGCTGCTAGCTTGTTATGTTCTGTTGAAGCAGTCTAGCTGACAACGTCCGAAGGATAAGACTACACCCCTCGAACATGAAGCGCTACCACGCGCATTTCAATTGTAAACAGCATTGTGTTTTTGGTATTACACCTGATCACATTTACAAATGGTTCCGTTTTTCATTTAGGATGGAACTCTCCTCTTCGTGCCTATATGCACGGGGTCTCATTTTGCTCATTTTAGAGCAGTGCCCTCCTTACAGGAGGGATCGCGTAGTTTATAGACTTTGCGGTCTTGTTTTTCCTGTATGGTCAGAGAGATTGGAGAAACTTGTTGTACCAGAAATCAAATTCCCGCACTTCAAGTTTTCCAACCAAGCCGACCTTTTCTATTCGCTCGCGTACTTCGCCCATCACTTGGTTGTAAATTTCTCTACCGTGATGCAGCAACTCTCGCGAGGCTGTGTCAATATTTACTTGGAGTTGCTCCATTTCTGTAGTGCCTGCTAACTTTGATGCATAGCTGACTTTCCTATTGAAATGTAACATTCCGTAAATTGAATCAAGGTCCAACGGTGCCCACCAATATCCATCTCGGAAAATAAATTTTCTCGCCAAAAATATTAGCTGGTCATCGCGAAGAAACTCATCAAACGTGCCTTTCGTCGGGCTGGTGTAAACCATTCCGAAATCATGACAAAATTTTGCAAATTCCTTCATATTAAACCACTCTTTCACCCCATCAGATACTGAGCCAAAGTTATCATCTCCATAAAAGATGAATGCACAATGCTCACTCCATCTGCAGTTTGCGTTTGGTCTGTTCTTATAAAAAAACATCACAAACATGCAATAATTGATGAAAGAGTTTAACAACGATGTTATCCAATTGCCTGATGCGTTTCCATTTACTCTTTGATAGAGAAAACGTCCACGCACTACATATGGTGCCATCGCTGACTTGATTATGTTGGCAAACATCAAAAGTGTTCCAAATGGTCCACTGGGGTCTCGTTTGCCTCTGTGTTCTTCCCACAGATATTCTGTTATCCATGCAATAAATCGCACTTTTAACCTCATGTCCCATGCTTCAAAATCTCCTCCAATTCGGTTCGGAAACTGTAAAGCATAGTTTGCCAGGACTCCCCAGTCCCAACCGTGGGCATTTACTCCCACCATTGAATAGCCTCGCAAAAAGTCCGATTTCGCTGCTGCAACCCACGCTCCTAAGCACATTTTAAGTAATATGCAAATTACTAGTGGGCCCGCACTGAAAATTCTCGTTTTTCCTCTCATTACTCTGTCTACGGGTCTCAATTCATCTTTGAGCTGGTCCACGTAAACAGCCGCTGGGCTCTTCGTTTCACACACTGTTAAAGATGCGTCCACGTCCTCGTCTAAACGGGGGGACACGTACTGCAACTCCACATTGTATAATTGTTTCCTTTTAATTCCTTCCAGAACATATGGGAAACCGGGTGATTTGCTATCTTTCAAAGAATCAATTCCTAATAGCTTGCAGCCAAATAGGGCCTGTTTCTTCGTCAGAGCTGGCAACTCTTGTGCGTCTACTTTCCCAAATCTACGAATCTGTTCATAGGCACACTGATACAAACACTCAGCATATGACGGCATTGGTTGATGCACTATCACAAACTTTTGTGTTGCTAATGTTAAAGGGCTGATTACTTCCCCTTCTTCGTTTTTAAACGGTTTCAACGCAGCGGGCAATACTCGTGCTGGTCCCCCAATGGGCTCCAACATTTTCGGCTCGTCGGCTGTCTTATCTAGTGTTTCAAAAAACACTGTTGGGTGAAATTCTGTTTTCGACACAATGTGAGCTGATTTTACAAGCTCAAACATTGCTCTTGCTCCCTCCATCATGACTAGTTCGTCCGTTGGGTGAAAGAATTTCTTCGCTACTTTAAAGGAAATAGCTCCTTGTGCATCAGACACAAAATCTTCTAGATATATTGGGCAATACACCCCATATCCTTCTCCACTAAATAGAGAGGCTATATGTATACCTTCTATTCTTGTGTCGGCTGCCGAAGCAGTCACTGACATGTAAGGGAAAGAACACTCTCCTGACTCTCCTGCGCTCCTAGGCACCATACAATAATCGCTCATTTCAACTGAATAATCTCCAAATTTGTTTGAGTTCTTTGTACGATAACTAATCGCTTCTTCTGGTTCCGTCATTGAGAGAACTATATTCTTCCCTATCACTTGTTTTGTCAATCGACTCACCACAGGTTTTAACACTTTATCATGTTTTGAACGCAAATACTTTCGTACCGACGCTCTTCCCTGTATTGTCGATTTTGACAGGTTCACAATTATTGCATCTCGCGGCAACTCCCCTTTACTTAGGTCTGTTATCACAAAATCGTAATTCTTAACTGTCACCCCCGTTTCCAAATTGTCACACGAAATGAATATTTTCTCCACTCCGCGGTCTTTCAAGATGTGTCTCGGGAACACAAAATGGGCATCGTCCAAAAACAAACAATACGTCATGCTTTGGGATCCATCTGAAAAAGTTATCACTAACTTCGCCACATTACTCATCACTTTATTCATGACAATAATGCGCTCCTCGACAGTTCCCATTCCTTGAGCGGACATGTACAACTTGTTCTTGTTTCCTCGCTGAACCCATTCATTCACTTTAGCCGAATTCAAAGACTGTGCTTTCATCACAGGCTTTTTCTTTCGCCCAAACATCCAATTCATCGCCATTATGACGACTGGTAATGTGCTGTAAATGAGGGTCACTCCAACGAGTACTGCTCCCACATAAACACCCATTATGCCCAAAAACCGAAAAATCTCTGGACTGTAGGCATCCCATGCATCTCCAAACCACTGGACGCAGTCTGAAAACTTCTGACGAGCGTTTAACAATAAGCGTCGAGCACTTGACTCTACTCCTATCATTTTCACTCCGGTTACCTCTCCTATATTACTCCAACACACGTCTTCCAACGTTATGTGTTTGAAATAATCTAAAATTGGTATTCCTCGGGTTACCACTCCTGTTGAGTTTGGTTCCCCTTGTAATGAACGGCGCATTCTTATTGCATCAAAAGGTTCTGCCTTGCAGGCTTCTCCACATTGAGAACAAAACGGTCCATCCATTTGCAAATTGCACGGTTCACACCGATAACAATTTGGTCCTTGTTCTAGCTTAACAAGTCGTTCTTGGGCTCGTATAGGAATTTTACCTCCTAACTTCTCCCAATACTTCTTGCCAGCTGGAGTGGAACTTGACGCTGTTATCAAATAACTTAACGCTCTTTCCCACTCATTGTCATCCCAATCTTGAGCACACATGGGGTATGCTGCAAGATATTCATGGCCGAGTTCATATATGTTACTATCATTCACACAAAATTTCTTCGGCAACAAAATTTCACGAGCTACCACTTCTCGTCCTAACACCGGATATTCCGCCGATATTAGTCTGTGATATTGTCTCTCATGATATTTTGCCATCCAAGAAATGAAGGAGAACAACGGAGTTTCGAAATAAATCGGTTTGAATGAACTCCATACATGATGATCTCCCCAATCTGGCATAGTGTCTATGCTTCCTCGGGATTTCGGAAACCACGCCTCCAATCCATTTATCGCAAAGAATATGTCTACTCCTTTGATATCAAGATTTCGATGAACCAATGACTCAGCGTAATCCCAAATTACATTGGACAAATCCACTTTAAAAGCGTCTTCTACTGGCCATCCTGTGCGATAACGCTTCACCATCTCGGCTAACAAATACATTAACCTTTCTGAGTAGCGTTTCGTACGTCTTCTCCATCGTTCGTTGGCTTCCATAGGATCTTCCTGTTTGATAAATTTATCTTTTACCCAACTGGACACATTCCTATAGTTGTCGAGCCATCCCTGCGCTTCCAAATCTTCTTCGAAATCCACTTCCTCTAGTATTAAACTACTTTTGAATTTTGCGGTTTCCAATTTCAATTTGTTAGGCGGGTCAGCCCACGAAATTTCGCAAGCTACATCATGCGCTGTCGGTGTGTCTTTACGAGACTTAACTCCTTCCAGCACTATCTGTGCAACTTGTTCAAAATTTAACACGTCTCCTGGCTTGCAACCACGATAAGTGTCAATTGGTTTGTTCGCCAAATCCACCACCACAAACTCCCATGCTTCATTAAGCTGTTTGAGAGATGGCGGTTTTCCTCTGACGAGTTCAAACACTGTTTTCTTTTTCACTTCCAATGGTATCTCCAAGCGCCTTGACAGCGCCACTGGGTCCTCTATGTTATAAGAGTCCTTCCAGTTGAAATTTGTGGTCAAAACCACCATTTCAGAGTGAAAATATGTGAGGCCTTTCTGGTCCACACTTGCCATGTTCAAATTCATTGGGGTTGGTCCCACCATATGAATTATGTCCAAAGCTTCTTGTGCCCTAAGGTCCTTGTCTTTCCTTTGAAAGACATCATCCATGACTACACAAAACTGAGACGAATAACCATCCCAGAAATCTGTAGCCATAGGCTTGCTCCAGCATTGAGTCCCATTGAAAGGTTGCTCAAAGCGCAAGTCTTGATTTTCTTCTTCTAGCCCTACATAATAATGCTCTCGCATCTTACTATAAACGTAGCTTACTAAAAGAGGTGTTATAAAGGATTTCCCTTGGTTGGGTTTTCCTTGTAAACACAGTGTGACTGGCTCTACTTTCTTTCGATTTTTTGCCATATTCGTCAACGCCAACAACCGTATCGACTTCATTCCCTGCATTGCATGTAGAAAATATTGTCTCATCTGTTGAGTCATTGAAGGATTTGCCATTATGGAAACATACATTTTGTACGCTTTTTCATATAACATGACTATCCTCTCACACATATTAACATCTGAAGCCATCTTTGTCTCCACATCCCTGTCTGTAATTGTTCTTGTCATTTCTGCCAAGATTTCCTTAAAAACCTGAATGTTCTCGACATCTGAAAACAGATGTTTGCCCGTCACTGCCACAAAAAATGTGTTGGTTATCAATTTCAAGTTGTCTAACAGTGTGTCAACCAATGATGAAGAATGCCTAGTAGCACTCAACATCGAGTTGATTTTGGGCCATGGTACGACCACAGTGGATGGTACAAACATTGATATCGCCAAAGTTATCAATGGCGAAAAAACGTCTCCCATCCCCTGAGCCTCCATTTGTTCTAACAAGTGTACGCGGTCTATTACTTGTGCATAGACTGGTATTGCTTGTTGCGGGTTTAATGCCGCACTAACTAATCCAAACAACGTCATTGCGATATTGCCTGTGACTTCCATCAGCTTATATCCAGCCAATAACGTCAATGCGACTATTATAAATTTAGCCCAAAAACTATCAGTCAACGAATTGAACTTGTTTACTAACGTGTCGAGCTTATCCACTAAACCTTCGATTTTGTCCAGCATGGGGAGCTTTTCCTTGAGAACTTTAACAAATGATGATAAATCACCACTTGCTGTTGTTAAATTCTCTATCCAGCCCTGTGCTTCCATAACACCGAAAGTGTCGTGTTTTCCGAACGTGCTATACATCGTTTCTACATGCTGTCTATAGCACTTGCTCATCTTGACAGCGGTTTTTGACACCACTGCCATTATTGACTGAGACAAATGCTTGTAATAACTCGCATCTATGTTCAAATAATAACACAATATTGGTTCAGCGTTCATTGCGCCAAACACTTCTTCGTCGGTCATGTCTTTACCAAGATATTCGTCAAATTTTAAATTTGGTCGACGTTTCATCTTGTTTACACTAAACCATTTCCGATTAACAACCATTTTATGCCATGCTGCTCTGGCCCTCTCCAGGGAACCAAAACTTCGCACAACATTTCTAGCTGTCCAACCGTATTCCATCAAGTTAGTCATAAATAAACCAAAAACTGTTCCTTTTGTTGCGGAACGTCTAAGATTCATGTTCTGTGATATTGAATCACTCCACTTGCTCTCTTGTATTGCTACTGCAACATATTGATTGTCACATGCATTTATACATAAAGTACAAGCTTGTGGATGTTCACAAAACTTATATTTATCAACTTTTAGACCTCGGAGCTGTCTAATTAAATGCTCATGGATTGCCGGCTCGATAGGGATTACTCCCTTCTTTGTTTCCTTGCCTGGCTTATCCACAAACTCCACCTCTTCTTTCGTCTTCCAATATCTCGGATAACGTACTTTGTGATGGTGTTTCTTCCACTCCTGGTACGAGCAAAAGCTTCTCTCCTCCGCTCTAGCAACTGGTAATTCACCAGTCACTTCCATCCAACCTACTGACGAGTCTCTTATATGTTCAAGAGTCTCAATTTCACGGTCGAAATCAGTCTTCCCATTTACTGTTGGGGCAGTTCGGCTATGAGGGCCACTCGATTGATTGTTCTGCATGTCGGTCGGTAACGTCCATTCAGCAGCTGGGGTAACGTGATTGATTCCACCTAATTTGTGGCCTCCCCAGTGCCTATCTATCCTGCAAAACCGTGAGTCCATTCCGCTTGCGCGTTCAGGGCGTCTCAGGGTAAAATAGATGCCAATAATCAAGCTTTTATGTCCGCGTGGGCTTTAGCCAACGGTAGTCTACTTGACAAGAAAGATTCCGAACAGACTTACAAATATATACGATATCAACTCTAATATATTTCTGTAAAAGATGTCTGCTGCGTCGGACGCGGTGCGTCATCCACTATACAACTCGCGTTGTGAATAGGGTGAAACTAATTCTCAAATCAAGCATTGGCTACGGAAGGGGTACACTTCACGTTTGCACAATTGCTTTACTGTTACGAGCTATTGTCATACTCGGTCACAGGGCATGTTGGTTCATGCCATCCCATCGTCTTCTACACCTAGTTGGTGGACCTCTATTAATTATTGAGGTCTAAAAATTTGGAGCATTTTGTTATGTCGGGTTTCTATTGGTAAATGTTCATATGTAGGCTAAAAACATAATCCATCGTCGATTCTTAATCTAAGATAAGTCTTATTGTCGCTATTACACACTACTCATTAATCTGAAACCACTCGCACCGGTACGCTTATTTCACGCACTGGCCAGGCCACACATACTTGTTTTCCTAAAAACAACTATTAAAAATTCTGCTAAGACTGCAGGAATCCACTGATTCATGGATTGGTTTGTAAAAAGGGTTCTGGAAAGATCTCCTAACACACTCCTATAAAATTCTGATTGTTTTTCAAATCATACATTTCAAAGTGAGCTAGGGTTAATCCTTCTC